GAGTAATACAGAGCATAGGACGAGGTATAAGAAAGGCTGAGGACAAGGACAGTGTACAAATATGGGATATTACCAGTTCTTGTAAATTTGCAAAAAGACACCTAACACAAAGAAAAAAGTTTTACAAAGAGGCCAATTATCCGTATAATATAGAAAAGATAGATATATGAAAATTTTACAATTAGAAAATCAAACTTATACATTAGAAAAAATACCGGAATACGTAGACGATCAATTAAGATTTGCTGTATTAGATAATTCAAATCCTGCAGAGCCTGACTACTTTTTTATACCGCTTATATTTTTAGAAAGTTTTAATGCTCCAGCGGCTGTGTTAGAAATAGGTAAACACAAAATTAAGATGCCGTTGGATTGGAAGATGGTAGTAGGTGAAGCAGAGCAAGGCGAACTACACGTATTGCCCATCACAAGTTTAAATGACAGAGGTTTTGAAGCATTTACATTTAATCCTTTAACAAGTGCTAAACCAGACTTTTACCCAATAGATATTGTAGATATCTATCAAGAAGTAAAATGGTACTTTCCAAAAATTAAATCAGGACAAATACTTTGTGTTCCTTTAGAAACTAAGAAAAATCCCATATGTGCCTATTTTGTTAAAGACATTTCAAGACAATGTGAACAAATAGATTACAGCGAAGTATGGTAAAACCCAAAGGACAATCAGTTACAATACCAGCGCCGGTGTTAATGATCCCGGATGGAAATGACAAACTAGTGCCTGTGTGGATGGATAAAGGTGACTGGATACAAAATTTGATTAAACAATTACATTACTCAAAATGGCCTTATAAAAATATAAAGTATGGAGAAGGGCAACTTACCATTAGATTTATGGACAAGGATCATGCTATAATGTTTTGTTTAAGTTATGAAGGGAAAAAATATGAAACCCAAACGTAAGTTTTTTGAATTAAGAAATGGATTAAAGGCCGTTGATTTTAGAAATAAAGATTATTATGATCGTATCGATGATCACGAAAAGTCTTTGTACTCGCCTTATATGTTGATGAGATACGTATCTAGTGTATCATCAAAAGATCAATTTTATGTAGAACATTATGTAGAGATGACTAACGAATGTGTTAATAAACACTTGTTTACTTTATCTAGTAAACATAAAAAACTATGCTGGATATTAACTGCTATGTGCGGAGCATTAAAACAAGAATTTCATCCATGGATAAAACCAATGAAACGAGTACCTAATAAATCATTAAAGCAACTACAACAAATATATCCTAACTGGAAAGAATCAGATTTAGAAACATTAGACAAAATTATTACTGACCGAGAGTTAGAGGAATTGTTAGATGCCCACGGAATCAATTAAATTCACTTGCACATATTGTGGCAAGGCGTTTTCACGTGAAAGAACATTACACGTTCATATGTGTGAACCTAAAAGACGACATTTACAAAAACATGAAAAATGGGTTCAAAATGCTTTCATAGTATTCCAAAGATTTTATGAAGTAAATCAAAAAAATGCAAAAACTAGGACCTATGATGACTTTTGCTCATCTCCTTACTATAATGCATTTGTAAAGTTTGGCAGATTTATGATGCATATAAATCCATTGTATCCAGACAAATACATAGACTACATTGTGTTATCTAGAATAAAACTTGATCATTGGTCACGTGAAGATTTATACGAAACATATCTTGTTGAAACACTGAAAGTTGAACCTGTTGAAGCGGCACTACAAAGATCAATTACTACAATGATGGATTGGGCAGATACACAAAACGTACAATGGTCTGATTACTTTAGACTTGTAAACACAAACAGAGCAGTACAAAACATACAGTCGGGCAAACTATCACCGTGGCTAGTACTAGGTTGCTCTGCAGGCAAAAAAATGTTACAATCGTTTACAGACGAACAATTACAAATGACACAGAAATTTATTAACCCAGAATATTGGTCAAGCAAGTTTAAAAGTTATCCGGCAGATTTATTGTTTGTCCAAGAAACAGCCAAAGGAGCAAGAATTGAGTAAGGTTAAAGTTGAAATAGCAGAAGAATTAGATTTTGATATAGGAGATTGCTGTATTATTATTAAACCAGATGGCTCTATTGGAAAATTAATATTGCCTGAAGTAAACAGTGATACTGTGCAATCTAAAGGTTACAAAAAAATGCTTGAGGTAGTAGACTTACTGAAACCTGGTAGCGGAAAAGCAATTGACGAATATGAACATAAACAAAAAAGGAATTTACACTAATGCCTGACGTAGATATTGATTTTTACGATAGACAAGGAGTACTTGATTTATTCAAGCATACCCCGGCAACTATTGTTAAAAACGACACACACGAAAGACACAAAACTGGAATATATTTCCATGACATTCCTGTTAATCCAAACACAAAAGGTTCAAGTATAGATTATAAAAAAGCAGAAGGCAGAGGCTATTTTAAAATTGACGTGTTAAATGTTAATATCTATAAAGATATAAAATCTGAAAGAGAACTTGTTGAGTTAATGATTGAAGAACCCGATTGGGATATATTAAAGAACGTAACTGTTGTTGATAATTTATTTCATTTGAATGGACATTTTAATATTGTAAACAAATTAGAACCTAAAAATGTAGAACAACTTGCGGCTGTATTAGCAATTATACGTCCAGCCAAAAGACATTTGATGCACAAATACTGGAAAGATATTTTAAACGAAGTATGGACCAAACCTGCTGACGGATCATACTTTTTTAAAAAATCCCATGCTATTGCATATGCTCATGCTATTGTAGTACAGATGAATCTAATGCGTAGGAATAAATATAGTTTTGATGCACAATCAGAAAAAGAAAAAAACAATCCGCAAAAAACTTAACAAAAAAACTTCTTCTAAAAAATCAGATCCGTATGGCTATAACCCGGATAGTCCTTTAACACAGCACTATCTTACGACAGGTGCTATACTTCCTGAAAAGAAGAAGACTAGGTAGGTTTACGCATTAACTGAATAGTTCTTCGCTTTATTCGTTTCTTCGCAATATCGGCCAAACGTACTGTTGGTCCGTGTACTATCTTAACATCTTTACCACTTAATGTAGTCAATGTATATTTGAAATGCTTAAAGTCTTTCTTAAGAAATATATTAATTGGTAATTTTCTGTTAGACTCCCACCACCAAGTTTCCCCTAGAGTTAAGAATAATTCTCTTTCTCTCGCTGTTGCTACCTTATCGTAGTCATACACACTTATAACATTGGTGTCTTGGTTCTGTACAATACCTATATACTCAAAATCACTCTTTCGTACTAGAGTTAAGAATGGGTATTTCTTTCCTAATTTTTCAAATATCTCGTTCATTCACTTTCCAATAAATACTGTTAAATATGTACTATGCAAACAGTCTCAAGGTATTTAATAACCAATTTGGTAACTGCCACAATAAGTGGCTATAACGGAAGGAACGCAAAAGTGTACGATCGTAGGTTAAAAGTATTTAAAGGAGTATCTAATCCTATTACTTTTACATTTAAAAACGAAGATCAAAAAGCACAATTTATTACTTCCAAAACCTACGAATTTAATTTAATTGATTCGGAAAGTAACAAGTCTGTACTGACTAGAAACTTAACAATTTTAGATGATGGTAGTACAATAGCAACCAAAGGACAAGCATCAGTAACAATCTCTGATGGTGATTTAATTTCATTAGATGCTAAATTTTACAATTATTCAATTAGAGAAGTTAAGTCAGATAATTCAAGAGAAGTAACTTACAGCGACACAGGATATAATTCTGCTGGAACCATTGAAATATTAAGTGGTGCATACCCAGAATTTGTAGCAAGTATTGAACCTGTGTTTGTTGATATGTCTGGCGCAACATCAAGAAAAACTTCAGGAAATGTTTTTGCAAGACCTGGACAAAATAATAATTCTGCACTTCATACTGTTGCGGCATATTGGTCAGGATACACTGGCAACTTTAAAATACAAGGCACACTATCAGCATCTCCAGATGCAACAGATTGGTATACTATACAAAATGTAGACTATTCCAATCAAACTGGTATTACCTACTACAACTTCACTGGCGTTTGGGAAAACGTTAGATTCACACACGATAGAACATCTGGTAATAACGGCTCACTTGACAAATTGTTATATAGACTGTAAAATATAGTTTATGAACCTGATCCAGTCGACTATTCTGACATCCTTACCTGCGGGTAAGAAAAAAACTCCATCTGGATGGATTGCCTTTAATGGACCGTGTTGTGTACACAACGGAGAAAGTCAAGATAGAAAAAAACGTGGCGGCATAATGAATAGTCCTGACGGAACTGTATCATATCATTGTTTCAACTGTGGATTTAAAACTTCTTATATCCCTGGTAGAAAAATTTCAGTAAAAACTAAAAAATGGATGTCGTGGCTAGGCATTGACGATAACACAATTAAAAAACTTGTCATAGAAGCGATGCGTTTGGAAGAAAGCGATAATGTAATTGAGAAGAAAAAGTTTGTTTCGTTTGTTAAAAAAACATTGCCAAAGAATGCACACAACCTTGCAGTATGGTTAGAAAAATATTTAAAGAAAGATTTAACAGACAAACAACACAATTATATTGATTCATTATTAAACTATCTAAAAGCAAGAGGTATCGGTCCCGAATGGTACGACTTTATGTACTCTCCAGACATGACTTTTGATTTTAATAGAAGATTAATAATACCGTTCTACTGGAAAGGCGATGTAGTAGGATACACTGGAAGATTGTTTGACAACTCTGACAAAGTAAAATATTATACAGAAGTACAACCAGGTTATGTGTTTAATTTAGATGCACAAGACTGGAGCAGGAAATTTGTTATTGTGACAGAAGGACCATTCGATGCTATATCCGTTTCTGGTGTGAGCATACTAGGATCAGAGATAAATGATACACAAAGAGAGTTGATAGATGCCCTAGGTCGTAAGGTAATTGTAGTACCTGATAGAGATGCACCGGGAGAAAAATTAATTAACCAAGCAATGGATTTTCGTTGGAGTGTTGCATTTCCGGAATGGGAAGAAGGAGTTGACGATGTTGCCGATGCTGTGTTAAAATATGGAAGATTGTTTACAATGCAATCAATATTAAAATCAACAGAGTCTAATAGACTTAAAATAGATTTAAAGAGAAAGATGTATGGCAGATTATAAAGAACAATATTCGCAGGCTAAGAATTATTCGTTTGATGTTCAGAAATTGTATTTAGAAATGTTTTTAGCAGATGCTGAATCTTTTGCTAGAGCAAGTAATATATTTTTACCACAACATTTTGAAAGAAAATTACAACCTGTTGCAAAGTTTATTAAAGACTATGTTGAAGAATACAAAGTGATGCCTGAAGTTGATCAGGTTAATGCTAGTCAAGATATTAAACTAAAAGGGGCAAAAGATCTAGACCCATCTCATTTCAACTGGTTGTTAGATGAGTTTGAAACATTTTCCAGACACAAGGCACTTGAAAGTGCAATACTATCATCTGCAGACTTATTAGAAAAAGGAGATTATGCTCCTGTAGAAGACATGGTCAAAGAAGCAGTGAATGTAGGACTAACACGTGATCTAGGTACAGACTACTTTGAAGATCCAAAAGGTAGACTAGAACTTTTAAAAAGTTCAAATGGACAAGTCAGCACAGGGTGGACAAATCTCGATAAGAAACTGTTCGGTGGATTTAACCGAGGAGAACTAAACATTTTTGCAGGTGGATCAGGCGCAGGTAAAAGTTTATTCTTACAGAATCTTGCAGTTAATTGGGCACTCGCTGGCTTGAACACAGTTTACATATCTTTTGAATTATCTGAAACACTTGCGGCAATGAGAATAGATGCAATGACAACTAACATTCCAACAAAGAATGTAATGAAGTCCATGGACGATGTTGAAATGAAAGTTAAGATGCTAAAGAAAAAATCTGGTAACTTACAATTAAAATACTTGCCAAGTGGTAGTACAATACTAGATATAAAAACTTATATCAAAGAATTAGAATTAAAATCGAAAAAGAAAGTTGATTGTATACTAATTGATTATCTTGATCTAATGATGCCTAAGAGTAAAAGAATATCACCAGCAGACTTGTTTATTAAAGACAAGTATGTGTCAGAAGAATTAAGAAATTTTGCAGTTGAATCACAAATGCTACTTGCAACAGCGTCACAATTGAACAGAGCAAGTGTTGAAGAAATAGAATTTGATCATTCTCATATCTCAGGTGGCTTATCTAAAATACAGACAGCAGATAATGTAATAGGTATATTCACAAGTAGAGCCATGAGAGAACGTGGCAGATATCAAATACAGTTCATGAAAACTAGATCTAGTTCTGGTGTAGGACAAAAAGTTGATTTAGAATTTGACATAGATACGTTAAGAATCAGAAGTTTAGATGAGGAAGAACAAAGCAGTTATGTTACAAAACAAACTGGACAAGTGTTTGATCAACTTAAACAAAAGTCCAAAGTAACACCTGCAACTCCAAAAGATGCTAGGACAGATATAGATCCTAGACAAGGCCAAGACGCTGGCAAAGTAAAAGCAGAAGTTCAAGGTACAAAACTAAGACAACTGCTTAACGAACTCCATTCAGACGAAGAGCAATAAGCCGTAGGCGTACCGCGTTTTTTTTAGTATACTAGTTGCGTAAATTTTTAGAAAGCGAAAGCGTCTTTTTGCGTAAAATGGTTTATGAATTTGACGGTATGCGAGTGTTATAGCGGCAATAGAATACCTAGCAACATAGTTTAAATACATTCCGGCGCGGAGATTAACACAGACAATTCGCGCCATTCCTTAACTTAAATATATAAAATGAGTAACAATTATAACGAACAGCCTCCAAAAATTACACGCATACAATGGTTATTTGCAAACGTCTGTAACTATGATTGTTCTTATTGTCCAAAAATTTTACACTCTAGTCGAGTGAAGTTTCCTGATGAGAAGATACTAACTGATGCTATACAGTACACAGTTTCATCTTTGAGAATGCTTGATAGAGAACCTGCGTTTGAATTTGTAGGCGGAGAACCCACACTCAATCCTGGATTGTTGGCCATGTGTCAACGAATGGGCAATCAACAACTCAAAAACAAATTGACCACTAACGGATCTGCAGATATAAAATGGTATGAAGAACACTATCATTATTTTTCTACAATTGAAATCAGTTATCATATCGGGTGGGCAGACCAACAGCACATCGAAGAATTAGTTGACTTCTTGGTGGCCCAGGAAGACTACGACGGCAATAAAAAAGTACAAGTGAGAATAATGATTCATTGTACCAACGAAGATGATAAATGGGCAAATGCTATCAGTGTGTATCAACAATTCAAAGCAAAAGGGTATCCTGTGGAACTTAAACTTTTGTATTCAAACTTTACTAAAGGATTTCAATATCTTCCTTATAAAACATATCAACTGGATTATTATTTCAAAGAGCGAGGAGAAGAATGGGATCCGGAACAGACAATGTACTTGGGAAATTTAAAATACGACGGAGTTTCGAGAGCCAGACACGACATAACAAAAGAAGATGTAGACAAAATAAACAAAGACAAACCAATAAAACAAAACTGGAACTTCCAGGGTTATAGATGTAACGCAGGCAAAGATCAGTTCGTGATTGATCAAAAAGGCAAAGTTTGGAGAGGTTGGTGTGGAGAAGACAAAAGTTTAGGAAATGTTTTATACAGGAATGTTTCTTGGCAGAACGATGCGTGGAAATGCACAAAACCTGTGTGCCGGAATGGCTTTGACCAACTGGCGACCAAGTTTAAATAGTTGACACTAACCAAACAATAAATTATAATGAAGACATGGCAAAAGAAACAGTAACAGAAGTAATTCACTTAACAGACAATTTATTTTCATTCAAGACTACCAGAGATCCTGGATTTAGGTTTGAAGCAGGACAGTTCACAATGATTGGCCTTGACGGGACACCTAAACGTGCATACTCCATGGTGAGTGGACCTTACGATGAATACTTGGAGTTTTTATCTATTGTAGTCGAAGACGGACCATTGACATCAGAACTGGTCAAAATTAAAGTTGGCGATACAGTCAACGTTGGAAAAAAAGCAGTAGGTACATTGATAACCGATTCATTAACAAAGGGAAAAAATCTTTGGTTGATTGGAACTGGAACCGGTATTGCGCCTTTTGTTAGCATCTGCCGTGATCCAAAAACATATGTTAAGTTTGAAAACGTGATTGTGTGTCATACTGTGAGAACAAAAAAAGAACTTGCATACTACGATTACTTCTTTAATCTGACAATGAAAAACATGATACAATATTTTCCAACAGTCACTAGAGATACCGAATGGGTCAACCAAGGCAGGATCACCAACCTGATCAAAGATCAAAGTGTTTTCCAAAATTTAGAATTACCTGTGTGGACACATCAGAACGATGCTGTCATGCTGTGTGGTTCCACAGAATTTAATAAGGAGATGATGGAATACCTAGACCAAGGTGGATGGACAGTGGGCACACTCGGAGAGCCTGCTACCTACGTTTACGAAAAGGCATTTGTAGGATAGATTAAATATTGACATTAATGTCAGAAACCAACAGATACAATCCGCAAAAATTTAGAGGAGATGCTTCCAAGACTTATTGTGCGGCTTTTTACAAGCACACAAACATTCGTTATGACGGAAATGCATATGCTTGTTGCCGTGGAACTCAGCCTGTCACAAAAGTAGAAGGTGAGTCATCTTCGTTGCTTCATACAAACGAGTATCAAAATTTAAGAAATAAAACAGAACGAGGAGTCAAGTTAAACGGTTGTTCAAAATGCTATCTAGAAGAAGAACATGGTAAATTTAGTATGCGTCAGCAATTCAATAAAGAGTTAGGTACTGACAAAGAAGTTAAACTTGAATGGTTAGAAATAGGTTCGATATGGTCAGAAGTAGGAACCCAGGCAGTGAAGTCTGTTATAAAGATACCCGAAACTGTTAGGAGGATTAGATTCATGGAAAGAGAACCTTTCATGACAGGTACTCACAGAAAAATACTGCAAACAATGAAAGATCCAAATCTCAGAGAGACATCTATTGAGTATGCAACTAATGGTCAATTTATGCTTACTCCGGATGACCATGCACTGCTGTCTAGAGCCAAGCACGTGGTAATTGATGTAAGTGTTGATGCATTTGGAGGATTGAACTCTATTGTGAGAGAGGGTGTCGATTGGGAAAAAATAGATATGTTCGTTGACGATATCATGGAGAACACAAATTACAAAATTGGCATATACACTACCTTACACAACAAAGGATGGAAGAATCTTGATAAACTTGCAAAATGGGTGCGTACTAAGATGAAGGCTGATAATATGCGTTGTTTTTACTGGCAAATAAATCCCTTAACATACCCGGAGCATCTGTGCATATCACACCTGTCTAGTGATGAGAAAGAGCAGTTAATCAAGTGGATCGAGGAATACGATACTATGTTCATTAAGAGTTCGAAGCATTACATTAAAAGTATACTTAATATTGGTAAATAAACGTAATACAACTACTAAAGGGTAGTTAATAAGGAGAAATTAATATGTTAGTAATTTTAAAATGTACAGCGCCAGCAGAGGCGAGCAGAGAGTGGCCTTCAGCAGTTGCATTTGTAAGAGGTACACAGGACGCAACTGTAACTACAAATTACAAAAACGCAATAGCACACACACCAAAAGCATTCAGATCTATTAGATGGATGAAAGCCGACAACAAAACTATGATTCATATCATAATTGGAAAACAAGCATGGTGGAACAGTGAGTGGACAAATTATTTCGAACCAACTATCGCGGCAGGTAAACTTGCAGTAGAGAAAATGGTAGAAGAGCAAATTGCATTACCAACTACTAATGCCGGAGACATCGATTGGAACAACGTTGCAACTTCAACAGCAGGTGCAGAGATGGAAAAATTGATCGAAGGACTTGGTGCTGATTGGAAAGACTCTGATAACGAAGGTGCGTTTGACTGGACACAATTTGAAGAGTGGCCATCTAATTTTCCAACTGCATAATTTTTAAAACTAATATTCATAGGTATGGGTCATGGGAATACATCACACATACAAATCTCAACGGGGCGAGAGAGCAGAACGTAAACAAGCGAAGCAAGATGCTTTGCAAAGGAAGTCTAATGCTCGAAAGGCTCGTAAAAAATCAGAGGAACAAAAGGACACTATTGTCGTTCCGGAAAATCAAATTATAACATTAGATTTTCTAACCAATCCAGAGAATAAGTAACAGTATGAAAACAAAAGATTGTAAAGAATGTGGTTGCACTTGTCCTTGTGACGAAAGTTGTAACTGTCCAGACTGTTGTAACTAAACCGGATACTTTTTAAGTAACTGATTCCTAATAAACAATTCTATAAATTTTATTGGATCTGTACCTGAGAGTACTGTCTTGTATTTCATTATTGCAATCGTTAAGTGTTTTGTTTCTCCGTAAAATTCTAATGTTGCTCTTGAACGCATATGTCTAACTGCTAGAGCATTATTTTCAAATAGATAATTTATAAAAGGTGATTCTTTAATCAAAAGTCTCTTGCCTAATTCTGCCGGCAGATTTTCGTTGTGTTTTTTAAGTTGCAGAGTAAAGAATTTTTTCATCGACATAATAATGGTGGAGCGAGAGGGAATCGAACCCACGACCTCCTGAATGCAAATCAGGCGTTCTCCCGACTGAACTACCGCCCCGTGTATGTATATATTGTGTTGACTGGTAGTCCCTAGGAGAATCGAACTCCTCTTTGCGAGATGAAAACCCGCTGTCCTAACCGATAGACGAAGGGACCATTATAATGGCGGAAGAGGTGAGATTCGAACTCACGAATGAATTGCTCCATTGCCGGTTTTCAAGACCGGTGCATTCAACCGCTCTGCCACTCTTCCAAGTTGTTCTTTACCAAAAATACCAAAAACACCAAATATACCAATGTGTGTTGTTTAGTGAAATGTGGTGCCCCTGGAAGGACTTGAACCTCCAACCTACTGATTACAAATCAGTTGCTCTACCAGTTGAGCCACAGGGGCAATATGTTTGTTATACTATACTATAAACCTGCGTTTGTCTACCCTTTAAACGTGCATACAGCAACGTACAGCGGTGGTAACAACGGGTCTGGAGTAGTTGTATACTAGTCATTATATATGCATATAAAGGTGCGTAAAACACGCATATCTGGTATGTTGACAATGCATAAATATTTTGTATAATAGCATTATGAGAGATACAAAACTTTTACAAACATATCACGATAAACAAGTTCGTGAAAATAAAGAGAAGCAACTGCAAAGACATCTTCGTAAAGAAGTTGACACGGGTGCAGGTGGTACTCAAAAGTATGTAATCAAAAGCGGAGCCAATAAAGGTAAAATTGCAGAAGGTTTTTCTAAGGATAAGTCTTAGCAATATTGATGGATAATTTTTTAAATTCAAAAAAATTTATTTTACTTTTGGCTTTTTTGCTTTTGTGTGCAGGACTATTTGGTTGTGCAAAACCAACGGCGAAAGTTGACGAACAAAAACTTGGTGCCATTGGCAATATGCTTGGATGTATGTTCAATCCTTCACTTTGTGAAAAAGGCAAAGTTCCTAAAGACGATGAAGAGGAATGGAACGAAATAACAAAAGAAACTAATTAAATTTCTAGGCGATCAGGTTTAAAGTCTAACCCTTCTAACTCTTTGGGTTTACCTAATGGATATGACGGTTCTATGGTAAACTCCTCGCCGGTCTCATCGTTCTTACAACCTGCAAGTAACCAATCCCACTCAAAATCACCTTTGTTAACAAAATCCCAAAGTACATCATAGGTGCCGTTGTTTCTTGTTTGTAGTAGTAATTCTGCTTTGCATTCTTCCATGGTGTCAAACGACTGACCCATTCTAAATGTTTGCTGTGTTGCTATTGGATCTTGTGTGATGAGATAAGCAAGTATTAAAATTTTATACATTTTATTTTTTTGTTTTGTGCATATCAAACAAATGTTGACTTGGAGTTTTACCTGTTGCTTCATGAACTCCAAAATCTATTGCACTGGATATAGCACTTCGTTGATAGTTGCCTGTCGCGGCTCCTGTAATTGAACTAGTTCCTATACTGCCAATCAAAGGTAGAGAACAACCTTGTAAAAAAATTACCGCAACTAATGTTGTAATTGCTTTATACATAAATTATTTTTTTGGTATAAACTTACAATCTTCTTGTGTTGCTTTTATACCTTCTTGTTTTGAGTAAACCCAAACGTGTGACCAAATTACTTGATCATCAGTTAACTTACATTTTTTTCCAAATGAAAGTCTGGGGTCTTTAATAGGTGTACAACCTACAAAAAGCATTAAAGTTATTAAACTTAATATTAATTTCATATACGTATTTATTATACACACACATTTAAATTCTGTCAAGGGGTCTAAAAATCAGGTAAATACAGTCGTATATGGAATATTTTGAATTACCACAGTTAAAGGTTAATAGCGAAGAACACATTGATGCTATTGATAAACTAGAGCAGTACTTTAGACCAGTATCTCTAAAACCTGAAGGACATCAGGTTGTATATGAGGGTGTATCTGAAGATGCTAATCCAGATGACTGGACGTACTATCAAGATTTGGATCATGACGCAAACTTTGATTCAAACCCTTTGGTAGAAAAAATATGCCAAGACGCTTGTAAAATTTTAAACTTGCCTCGAAGCAAAGTTGTTAGAAGGCAGTACACTAAAATGAAACCAGGCTGGTCACTTAATATACATCGTGATGTTGCTAGACAAGTTGCACTACTTGTAGAGTTTGTTGATGCAAAGGGAGATATCACGTGGTATAATGATAAACGTGAACCAACTAAAACTTTAGTTTATGGTCCACCGGTTGTTGTTAACACCAGGCAGTTGCATAGTGCAAGGGCAAACGATATCAAAAGATTTGGATTCCAAATTGATTTTGATTATAACATGAACATCGACGAAGTGTACAATGCGTACAAAACTTCGGAGTGGTTCTTAAATTAGGAGAAAAATATGAACTGGTTAAAAGACAGAGCAAAAGAAAGAACTTCAATAGACGGAGCAACATTGATTGTTGTTTGCGGAATTGCATTATTTTTCACTCCACTAATAAAGATCGCGGCTTGGGCCGGATTGATTTATGGTGCGTGGACAATATGGAAAAAAGAAGACTAATAAATTAACCCTAGATTAATAAAGGAGAAACTTTTATGTGGAAGTGGTTAGAAAAAATTGTTGGTACATACGAGAAGCCTCTTGTATTAACTAACGAAGTTAAACCTAAACGTGCTAGAGGTAAAAAGGGTAGATACAAAGCAGACGACAAATCTACTAAAGATATTAACGAAGCATGGGTAGGAGGCAAGGCTCCAAAAAAGAAAAGAGCAGTTAAGAAGAAGCCTAGCAAAAAAAAAAGAAAAATAAAAAAAGATCCGTATAACGAACCGTGGAACGGTATCGTATAGTAGGAATAACAATGAGATTGATTTTGTTGTTCCTACTTGGATTGACACTTGTAGGTTGTGCTACTGTTAATCAAACATACACTCTTCCTACTGCATACACCTATCCCGAAGAACGCAACGTACTTGTTGCTTGGCCTATTGAACCCGTGGATACACAGAACCTCGGCCAATAAGATACTTTAATAATTTTGTAAATTTTTTGTTAAGATCTACTAATCAAAGTCTGATCTAACAATGTGTTTTCTCAATGCTCTAACAAGTTCTTCCAACTTATCAATTATACCAATTAAACTTTTATCAGTAATATATGATTGACGTTCACGTAACTTATCGTATTCTCTCAAAGGTATCGTTACCGTACTGCTTTCGTTTTCGTAAGTTGCATCTTCTGATCTATCATCTGTCATAGTATAACTTAACAAGAAAATTGTTATAAGTCAAGTAATTAATGCGTTATTTTATTAAGGTTTAATTTTTATTTCTAAAATAGCAGGATCTTGATCTAATGTACCGTTGGGTGTGTTCCACTCGAGTTCATCGTCTTTACGACATTCATATCCTTCTATTGTGATAGCAACGTGCATATTTCCATATTTGTATTTTAAATATTGTTTTAATGATCCTTCTAACATAATTTTGTTGTTAGGATTTTGTAGATACATTTCGCACTCTGCCATTGTTTCAAACGGTACTGCTGTGAAATTTGTTGTGTCTTTGGCTCCACCTGGAAGCATTAACATCGCTACAATTAAAAAATACATGATAATCTTATTTACGATAAAAGTCTAAATTTAGGCTTTATTATCTTCTTCTCTGCTATGCACAATTTTGTCTGCTAATCCGTAAGCAATAGATTCTTCGGAAGTCATGAACTTGTCTCGTTCCATGTCTGCTTTAAGTTTGTCTAATGTTTGTCCTGTGTGCTTCTCGTAAATTTTTGTAAGTTCATCTTTCCATCTTAATAATTCTTTTGCTTGGATTTCAACATCTGTTGCTTGTCCTCTTGCACCACCTAACGGTTGGTGTATCATGTGTCTTGAGTGAGGTAACATCATACGTTTACCTTTAGTTCCTGCTGAAGCCAACAACGATCCCATAGAACAGGCTTGTCCAATTACAATAGTTTGTATATCAGATTTAACATATTGCATGGTGTCGTATATGGCCATACCAGCAGTAACTAATCCGCCAGGGGAGTTTATGTATAAAACTATATCTTTGCCAGGTGCTTGTGATTCTAAGAATAACAACTGAGCACATAACACAGAAGCGGTATGTTCACCAATTGGTCCTTCTAACATAATAATTCTGTCTTTAAGTAAACGAGAAAAGATGTCATAACTTCTTTCGCCTTTGCTTGTTTGCTCTATTACAATTGGTACTAGTGAACTCATACTCATATAATAATACATTTCCTTTCGAATGTCAACCTTGTTTACTTTTTGCAGGTGGGTGGTGTATTGGCACCACCCTTCCAATATTAACCTGCTGGTACGGTTTACAGGATTTGAACCTGTATAAAAATAGATGAACTATTGCGTCTAACCCTCATGAGTCTCCCCACTTCCGCCAAAACCGCAATTATTATTATAGATGAATTGTATTAACTTTGCAAGAGTTATAGTTCGTTTATTCCTTCGTTCATTCCTTGCTCTAACCCTGTTATTAGACCTGTTAAAATTGCAATACCAAATAATATTGCTAGTATGATAATAGGACTTGCTAACCAAAGATACCAATAGTGTCTGAGTATTCCTCTGCCTAGTTCTAAACGTTTCTTTCTGTTATCCATAAACCAATGCACAACAAATTTAATAACTCGTTTAAGATTTTTAGAAATAAACTTTTTGAACAACCAACGTAATACTCTCATAACAATTAATATTGGAGAACTTAAAACGTCAAATACTATTAAGAATACGTCAACACTCAAGTCGACAATGTTATCGGCAGTTGCGGCTTTACGAAATCTCTGTCGCAGTGTAGGTTTGGTAGATATTATATCTCTGTCTGCCATTAGTTCTGCTCAGGATCTTTACCAAACACTCTTACCTGTGTTGGTTCTGCTTTGCCAAGTACAACGTTATACGTTTTATACTTGCCGTTTCTATAAATTTTTATACTAATAGTATCACCGGGCATCTTCTTCCAGAGTATTCTAATAACTTGATTAGTAACTTGTACTTTTTCGCCATCAATAGAAACTATTATGTCACCTTGTTTTATACCATATTGCTCTGCCGCTCCACCTTCTGATAAACCTTTTACTTCTAAATAATGTTCTTTGCCTGAATCTCTTAATTCATAAAACAGATCTTGATCTTCTATTATTCCCATTAGGATACCTATAGATGGTTTTATATGTTTGCCAAATTCAAGTATATGGTTTGCTACTCTTTCAACTAATGCAGTTGGAACCGAATACCCATATCCTACATAATACTTTGTCGGCGATATGATTAATGTGTTTACTCCAATTACATCACCTTGCTCATTCAATAAAGGACCTCCGGAGTTACCCGAATTGATAACTGCATCTGTTTGCAGATAACTTACCCAACTTGATTGTTGATTTGGTCTTGTATCGTATCCTATAATACCTGTTGTCAGTGACCACATTTGTCCTGTGCCATGTCCTAACGCAAATACTGTGTCACCTATTAATGGATCTTCTGTTGCAAACTTTAATATACCGTGATCAATAGTTGGTGTTGCCGGAAGTTTTAACACGGCAATATCAGACTCAACATCAAAGCCTACAACTATTACACCATTAATTTCATAAGGATGTCCCCATGCATAAATTTTAATTGATGTTGCGTTTTGAACTACATGATAATTTGTAACAATATGTCTTTCATCTATAAAGAATCCTGTACCCATAGCAACCTTTGGTGGGAACAACGGAATTACTTCCGGTTCCGGTGGATCTATATGTAACGGAGGGGGCAGTGACTCATTACTGTTTGGGCCATTAGGAAACTTTAAAAACGATGTTTGCTCTGTGCTAATCAGTACTACTGATTCAAATGCGTTTTCCCACTTCCATTCTCGAGTATCTTCTTGAGCAATAGCAGGAAAAGAAATAGAGATTATTAATATTGCAACAAAAAGTAGTCTTTTCATGCAAATATTTATTGTAAAATTACAGTATTTTTTTGTCGTGTATGAATTGTAGCAGGAGGTCTGCCCATTGGTGATGTCCCTTTTGGGAAGGATGAGCGTCATTAAAAGATTTTCTCAAACCTTGTTGAGCACAATACTCGAAGTGTGACTGAACATAATCGGTATTGGGTACTGTTACCGTTTCGTTTTTTGTCTTCATTTCGTTGTAAATTTTAATGTTTTCTTTAACGTGTTCCGATGTTTCAAAGTTATAGAAACGATCTGTGTCAACGGCACCTTTTAAATTTTTTAAATCTCCGTCGTCGTGCAGTTCATTTGATAATGCCCAGTACATCAAATAAGGAATGTTATGTAATTTAAAAAAGTCTTGTAGTGTTAAAATATTTGTGTACAGTCTAACTGTTGCCGCCATTTCGATATCAATATCTTTGTCACGTGCTATCCATTCGTTTTCCCAAAGTCTCCACGTACCCCACTGATAAGAAAACTTACCTATCTCGTTTGTTCTTTTAACACCTTTCATTCTATCGTAATCTGTTTTGCCATGGATGTAATCCCACCGTTGTCCAGATGACCAACCGATAGTAACAAAAGTATCTTTGAATCTGTCTGGATTATTATAGAACCAATGCATAGTAGTAGTAACCATTCTGTCGTTACCCCTGCCGCCTTTGGCTAATGTTATAGTTGGCAGATTTAAATGTTCACCTAACTTCTGATGACAATTCATAAATGCTTTGCTAGTACTAAAACTGCAACCGTTACTTAAATGATTTATAATGTTTTTCACACTGATATTTAATCAGTTGTAGTCGCCATCGAGTTCACATTGAGCACGTATCTTGTGCTGGTGTAAATGCATTGTTTCGGCAAAAGCATTCTGTCTCACAATGCAAGTTTCTGCATCTGGATAATGTTTTCTGAACCACCCATCCATGTCTAACTGTTCTGCTGTGTACCATTCACCCGCAACGAAAAAATATACGATAAGTGCCCAGTTCATTTACATTTCCTCGTGTATTGGAACACACTTGACTTCTAGTTTTTCCACATGAATCTGATTCATTACCATTGCTGTTGCGATATCTTCGTATTTGATTTTTGCTGTTTCTTCGCATATTACTAGTGTTTCATACATTGTTTTTTCGGTCTCTTCCATGAAGATACATCCTTGTCCTATTAAGCACACTAGAGCAACTATTTTGAACATACTAATATTTAAAACTGTGTATTCGTTAGTTAAGTGTACATAGAAGTTGTAGTGGCGACTTCGGTAGGACTCGAACCTACAACCTACAGATTAGAAGTCTGTTGTTCTATCCAGTTGAACTACGAAGCCATTGTGACAGTGTGTGGATTGTTTAAGATTGGTTCTCTTTGTTGTTTGCGACTATAACCATATTACTACAGGCAGGAAAGTCTGTCAATTAAATATTGGTATGAAACTGTCAGGAAATTGGAAAACAGACGGCAAGACAACTGTTAGCGAATCAAACTATTCAGTTGTTGACAACGAAACACTGAAAACAATGACTCTGTCAGGAATGACAATCCAACCCAACAGCGACTCATTCAGACACGGACACAAAGGACATGAAGAAATTTATATGTTCGTGCGAGGCACAGGATCAATGCAACTCAACAATGATTCCAAGTTTGGGGTTGCACCAGGAGACATTGTGTTGATACCGGACGGTACTACACACGAAGTCTGGAACACCGGAGGAGAAGAATTATATTTCTTAATGATATATGGAAATTGACACAGATCACGGAACACTAGAAGCAACCATACCCGATAATCAAAAAGGTGTGGGTGTTGCAATCAGTGGCGGAATGGATTCCGCTACACTGCTCTATATGTTATGCAGACAGATCAGAGACAGACAACTTGACATTCCTGTATACTGTTACATAGTTGCATATGATTACGACAGGGGTTCATTGTACAACGGTGGACTTGTTATCAAACATATGCGTAAAGAGTTTCCGGACGTGAAAATTCATGCACAGATGTTTGTTACAGCAGAAGCAATAGGTAGCATGAAGGCACAGTTCGCAGGTGCCATGTTTCACGAAACGTTGCGTAAAAATAAATGGACGGGGACAGAATTTAGATTATGGTTTGGATTGACTTCCAATCCACAGGATGATTCTTTTAAGTTTGAAACTCCTAAAGAATGGTATGTCACGCCCGATGATGCAAGACAACCTGGCAACATTGACTTAAAAGCAAAACCCAGATACGGTATAGGTGCTTGTCATCCGTTTGTGCTTGTGGACAAAAGAGTTATTGTTCAAGCAGTATGGAAGATGGACCTGTGGTACTGCTTTGATACAATCACAAACTCTTGCACTAACATTAAAGAGTATGACTGTGGCAGTTGTTGGTGGTGTCAAGAAAGAGCATGGGCAACAAAAATTTCAGTGCCAGAGGAGGATCAGCCTAGAAGTGGCGTACAAAAATTAATTCATTACAGCACACAAATACCTATCAGTAAGTTGTGGAGAGATGGTGTTGTGTGGACCAAGGAAGGCTACGAGGCCAGAATAAAATTCGAAGAAGAGAATCCTCAGTTTTTTAAAACGTTTGAACAACGAGTATCTTAAATGATACTGACGACCAAACACGGAACAATTGAAGCAACAATTAGTCCTGTCACGAAGGCTGTCATGGTTGCGGTCAGTGGTGGAATGGATTCTGCCGTTCTACTCTATATGCTTTGCAAACAGATACGTGATAACAATTTAGGAATACCTGTGTACACCGGCACGGCCTCCTACAACAGTGACAGGGTTGCCACCTTTCATGCTTCGATGGTAGTGAAGCATATGAGAAAGGAGTTCCCGGATATAACTATCCACCCGATGTACTGGACAGGGGAAGGCAACGTTGGCGAGATCAAACCACTGTTGGTTGAAACTATGTACAGCGATATAAGATTAAAAAATGGTTGGACAAAACATCAGTTCAAGTTGTGGTGGGGTGTTACCGGAAATCCAAGTGACGATAGTTTCAAGTTTGTGGAACCGGAGGGACACTACGTAGTTCCCCGAGAACCAAACCATTCACCTGCAAAGGTTAGGTACGGCTTGGGTTTCGCAAATCCATTTGCGAGGATAGACAAGAGACTGATTGTTGCCGCACAGATAGAATACGGATTGTTTGAATGTTACACTAGCATAACAAACAGTTGCACGTCTTTAACTGAATACCAGTGCAACAAGTGTTGGTGGTGCCAGGAACGTGACTGGGCGATAGAACAGGTTGTTCCAAAAGAACTTGTGGCTCCAAAGGATACTGCGCCAATGAGTCATTACGACAAATTAGGAATTGATAAAAAATGGAAAGCGGGTGTTAGATGGAACAAGGAAGCATACCTGGAACGACTCAAAATGGAAGAGGAGCATTTGTCTGCAAGTGATAAACTTGTATGGGCAAAGCGATTTCTGGAGGGGATGGCTAAGGATTGCGGCACACTAGACACCAGCAAATTTAAACTAGGTGTGCGTTATATGGAATATTCCATTAAAGAGGACAGGTATTATATAAGTGCCGGCAAGGGCGAAGAAAGAATAGGACCATTACCGACCATAAGGGACTGCTGGCCAATGTTTGATGATGTCGAGATAGTTGATTGTGCTAACGAAATACAATTGATGCTGGAAACTGGTGTTAACCCTGGGGAGACGTTACCGCCTCCCGCATGATTAATTAATCAATATTTAGAAACTAAATTTGAATCCAACAGACATACCGGAGGTATCTGTTGCGTTTGAATTGTCGGCCATTTCATATGCGCCGTACATTTCAAGTTTTTCTGTGATTGATCTTTTTACACCCACTGTCGTATAGCCGTTGCCATCTTCCACTTTTGCATAACCCAACTGAACTGTTGTGTCATCCATAGTGTGTTGTGCAACGATTTCGTTTGCGTTCACGTCTGTGGTTGTGTCTTTGGTTGTGTAGTTGTACCCAACCGAAGTGTCATCACTCAATGCAACTGTTACGCCTGCACCCATGTAAGTGATGTCGTTGACTTTATCATCAGAATATGCCACACCAACATCTATGCTTTCGCTGATAGATACTGTTGCCGCTGATTCATATACGTCAACACCCGACTTACCGGTCGAACCGTCAACTTTGATTTGATTATCAAGTGTCAGTGCGCCAATTGAGTTCGAGTATGTTACTGTGTGTGAATCTCTGCTAAAAAGTTTTTGAGCCGCTTTTCCACCATACTCAGGAAAAATGTCTGTCTTAGATGTTACAGCATTTTTGAATACAGAGTTTTGTCTACCCGCTGATAGAGTTCCTGCGTCTCCCATGTCTACACCTGCGTATGCAAGTTTAGAATCAAAAGGGTTAGAGCCTGTGTCGTCGGTGTCTACATCAACTTCTATTGTTGCAAATCCTGTTACGCCTTCTGCCAACTCTTCTGAGAAGTTAACACCAATGGAAGAACCGTTGTTCTCTGCCTTTGATGTTGCGTTGCCGTTGCTGTCTTCGTTGTTAGATATCATGTAGTTCAATGAACCGTAGACATCCATCTCCGCCGCTTCGGCAGGAGCAGGTTTAAACACCCACCCTAGTATTCCCAATGCGACGATAATCGCCACACCCAGGCTTACTTTTTTCTTGGTTATTTTCATTCGTTGTATCTCCTTGTCGATATATTAATGAATATGTGATCACCGGCCGATGATCACTCTGGATTGTACGACATATTTATCGTAAAATGCAACCTAAAAATGTATGTTCTGGTAATCTAAATTTGCTGTTGCTGGTTTGTACTACTTCTTGTTCAACCAATCAGAGAACTGCTGTCCAATGGCCCACAGCATGACACCGTTGAATATGACTGCCAACAGGATCAATGTCAGGAGTATGTGATCGATCATTTCTTGCTGGATCTGGATGCCCACCATTTGTCCAGTACGAAATACCATACACTGTTTGCCAGTGGTTCAACAATGGCATCTGTCATTGCGATACCAAACGAGACATCTGCTATCAGCATCAGACAGGTGATCGCGATCACAAAGTGACCGATGGTGTAGATGATGGTTCTGAGTATTGAACCCTTGCTTGCCTTGATGACTCCTATGAATGAGTCTGTGAATTCACTTATTATTGCCATGACTTATCTTTTCCTTTTACTTTAGCACGAGTGTTTGACTATGTCAACAGTTTAATCGTAACAGTTGTATCTGCGTACCAGTATCCTGCCCACTCGTTCCCACATTAGTCGCACCCGGACCTGTTCCGCAGTGCGTGGCTCCCTCAATGCTCTTTTGTTGAGAGAATGCTTCAGTATCCTTAACTGATGTAATTTAATCATAAAAGAACACACAAATATATATTTGTTAAAACAAAAAAGAAAACATTTCTGGATTTACTGTTTTGAGTGTGTTGCCGCGAATTTTTTCAACTGCTGTTGTGAGTTTTTGGAAATGCTTACGATATTTGGGGTCTTGTGTTTCTGGGAACAGTGCTGGATTCAATTGTTTGCTATAAAAGTCACTCCATTGTGCGTGAGGCACTTGAGCAAATCTATTATATATTGTTTCTGCTTGTCTTTTATTAAGCAAGTTACTAAATGCTTGATCGCCTGTCACTTGATCCGGCCAGTTGGTCGCTGGATCTAATCCTACGTCTTGCATCCACTCATACCATTCATGCCATTTGTTTACTGTGAACACACTGACAGCAGACTGAACTTCTAATTGTATTCCGTTGTCTTCTTTGGCCAACTGTACCCATTTCTTAGCATTGTTGGTATATTCATTCCATTTGGTTCCATATCGTACGTATTCTGCTAATGCTCCTGTGCTCTCACCAGATATACGCAAGTACACGTTCTTCATACGAGTAAACGATTGTATAATACTGTCTTTTGGAAACAATGAGTTGTTGGTGTTGATATACAATGATACTTTGGATAGATCACAACGATCTGCCAGTCTTGTAAGGAACTCATCAAATATACGAATCATGAACGGCTCACCACCTTTTATATAAAGCATACGCAGTTCTGATAGATCGGACAATAGTATTTGCTCCATTATATGATACTCGTTGTCGTGTGTATGATATTCTGAGACTTTGTTCTGTGCAAAGTATTCTGGCTGATCAGGAAACTCTATGTTCTGTAACTGTTTAGAAGTCTTATTCCATTCTGATGATGAATAAGCATTACAGTACACACATTGGAAATTGCAAAAGTTAGAGAACATCACATCGAGATGTACTATCTTACCCGGTGCATGACGTTCTGGTACTCGTTGATGTGCTCTGCCACGCAACGATGAGAATACTGTTTCACCTACTTTGGATGCATCTATATTAACATAGCCATATGTTTTTTCACGAACACGACATTTAGTACATGGGCCTTTAGCAAGTTTAGGATATGTAAAAGTTGAATCTGTATTAACGTCTTCGAGGTAACTGTTTAGTGCATAGTTGTTGTGTCGTTCACGTGATCCATTCTTAAGTTTAGTAACATCAAAGTAACAACATGGTGTAACTGCAAATGTATCTTTATCAATTGCCGATGATATACATACGCCATTGGTTATGAACGCACATTCTTTATTGTTTAATAAGTGCTTATGTGGATTCTGGTCTCTGAACTTCTTGCTTATTGTTGGCATTTTGTTTATTTACTGTGAATCCTGCTCCCATTACATCTCTTAGGTTATTACGAAAGCCACGACCGTTGTTATGATCCATTAATGCTATAATGCAACATATAGGAAATGCAGTTATATAAAAGATGGGTATAATGGTCCAATGAATGATCTTCACGCAAATGTACCGTGTATATGCCCTAGCATCAGTGCAATTAGAACGGCAACAACATACAGTCCTATGAGTATCTTCACCATATGTATATGCCGGTGTACACTGCTGTTATCACGACGATCAACCAAAATACTAGAGTCTGATAGTGCATACAAGTACTTATGGGGTATCGAAGGTGTATACAGCACCATTTTTTCTGCTGTGCAAATTTTTTAGATCTGAGAAACACCCACCCGGTACTGCTTTTGAGTTATGGGCAGAACACCCACCACAGGATAGCGTTGTTCCAGTGCATCACGCAGTATATCTGCTGACTGTGAGTCTAACTCCACATAGTGTTCCACGTCTAGATCCCGATGATCCATTACGACTACTCTGTAGTACACTACTCAGATGGATATGGCTTACGTATCATTCTCAGTGCTTCTTCCATTAATTCTTCGCATTTCTCCCAGTTGCCTTGTACTTTCTGCTCTATGGCAAGATCACGTGTTTCTTTTGACTTGTTGTACAGTGGTGCATCCGAACGTTTACCATTAACGATCATGTTCTGATAGTGTACTGCATCGTCATTACAAGTGCCGTTGTCCTTGGAGTGTCCTGCTTCTGCTGTAGAAGAACAAGCCACTGTGAGTGCTAATAATGATACTAATAGTGCTATTGTTTTCATAATGTGTGTATTTATAGAATCTGGTATAGCAGGGTATTTGAGTGCTGTGCATTTTTTTTATATAGGGGGTATTTTATCATCCACCAGGTCCTTTTGCAACCATGGGGTTGCCAAATCCAAAAAAACATTTTGCCAAAAAAACACTATGCGACCGGGGTTGGAAATTTTCTTTTTGATATCACCATGCGACCACCTTTGAAACCATTACCAAAAGGTTCTCTAGGTGTGCCACTCAGAAAGACAGGCCACTGTGCTGTTATACATAGTGACCTGTTCTCTTTCCGGCAAGGGAGGTCGCCGAAACTCTTAATGCTGTTGACTACGTGGCCTTCGCCTGTGCTGTTACTAGTACCACGTTGCCGTTCTTCATGCAGGTCTGTCCTGCCAACTCCTTGTACCTATCGGGTGCCATCTTCCATAAGTCTGCTATCTTCAATACCATCCTCAATGATATCTCTCTGAGATTGGCCTTGTTGTCGAATATGAACTGCACCAGATCGTCCTGTATCTCCTGTGCCATGTTGTACTTGTCCAGCATACCCGCACCACATATCTGCTTGATCCTCAGCATACGATCTCGCATACTGTCAATGGTTAGATCCAGGTAATGACATCTGGATTGTAATGCCTCGAGGTGATCTCGTAGTTTCTTAGACTTGACATTGTCGAACTTCACATTGGTAATGAACACAACTCCGCCATTGAACTCAAAACTGTTGGGCACACCTTCGTTCCGTAGTGCGGAAGACTCTGTGTTCCAGTGTAGGGTTCTCTTACGACCTGTGTCCAGTGCGGCCTTCAATAGGTTCAGTGCAAGGTCATCGTACAGTATGGCATCACAGTCATCAAAGCATATGACATGGCCTGCATCCGCGTGTTCGTACAACTTCTTATAGAGTCCAACGGGCGACATGGCACCCTTGACAACCTCGAACTTGCGTCTGGATCCAGCA